TGCCTTATTTGCAACTTTACCAGTAACAGGATCTTTAAATCCTAATCTTCCACCAGATGACGCAAGACTTGGTGCCGCCCGGGTAGAAGCCATCTTTGACATTCTGCCAGTGACATCTTTGTATGTCTTAACCCCGCGCATAGCACCATAACCAGCAACTATTCCACCCATGGCATAGTCGAAACCGGTATTTGGTTCTCTTGCAGTAGCAGCAGTAGCATCAGTAGGAGTTCCTCCTCCAATGCCAAGAGAACTAAGTAAAGTATCGCCTATGCTAGAGCCAGTTAATCTCTTCGCCATCCAGTCGACTACAACGCCAATAACTGCTCCGCGCCATCCGCCTATAAGATATCCGGCAGCGCCTCCAACACCGGTGATAGCCGAAGCAAAATCAGTTAACCAAGCATACTTTTCGGTGAATGCACTCCAACTTGTTTTTAATCGAGCAAGTTCGGTGTCTCCCATTCCAGCCAAACCTAATGCACCAAGTGCTGCCAGTCCAGTGGCGCCAAGAATCACCTTCGTAATATCACCTGCACGACTCTTCATCGTGCTATCTTCACCAGTTTTTAGAAGCCCGCCAAATTTATCTGAAAGTTTGGTGAAAACGCCTGTCTTCTTGTTTTCAATCGAAGACTCACGTTCTGCTTGAACTTGTTGATTAAAAGCTTGGCTCTCGAATTTGAGTTGATCTTGAAGAGTCTTATCGATAGACGAGAGATAGTTAACTGCTACGACCAACAACTTTTCTGTAGGCATATTGGCATTGACAGTTGGTCGAGCAGATTTCTTTGGAGCAGGAAGAGTTCCAGATCCTGTTATCTTCTTCTTTCCTGCTTCGCCTGCTATACCAACATTATTGACAATCACTTTTGGTGCTGGAGTTACTGCTCCGCCGACCGCAGAACCAATGCCTTGAGCGATACCACCGATTGCAGATCCTGCTCCTTGTGCTATTCCTCCGACTGCAGAACCGATTCCTTTAATAGCACCACCCAGCGCGTTGCCGAATAGGCCACCTCCTAAGAATACTGCTCGTCCAATTGCAGGAAGCATTATTTTCTACTCTCTATCTCTCGTTTCTGATCTTCAAGGTAACCCATCAACATATCCACATATATGTCTCTTTCGTACGGTATCAAATTCTCGACCTCTGTGATCGAATACTTATGATGTTGTGCTAATGCAAAAATCATACTATAGTAATTAGTTAACGAAGTATGACTTAGCGCCACATAAAAAAATCTTTGAGATTATTTAACTCGATACTCCTATCGTTACCCTCTTCGTTCGTATACTCGATCTTATGATACAGCTTAGGCATCTTTTCAAAGAACTCACGAATCTTTTCGAATGAAGTAACTGGTAATTGATCGATGAATTCTTCTAGCTCTGCGCTCGAATAGTCAGATGCTGGAAAGATTTCTTCTGGAGTCAAGATAGTATCGATGCAGTTGACGATAAAGAATGTCATGAGATCAATTTCATTTTCAAACTGCTGAAGCTTATCAGTGATGCTAGCACTTGGATACTTCATGATCATGGAAATTCCATCGGCTACATCAATAGTAGCATCGATATCTGTTGGCATCTCAACTTCAATAGTATCAAGATCCAATTCAAAGTTATAGATCTTGCCATCTTCGTTATCACGATATGATAGTTTAACTACGTTGTTGACCGAGCGCGCTCTTAGTTTCAAAAACAAGTATTCAAGATCGAATGTAGTAAGATCATCGACATCAAAGTCTTCGTCTTGAACACATAAATTCAAGATTTGCTTGATGGCACGAATCACTTCAGTATCTTCTCCACCTTGCTGAGAGATCAACAATATCTTCTCTTCCTTAACGAGGAAGGGACGAAACATTATCTTCTTTCCGTTTGATGGGACGATCACGTCAAATAGGGGTTGATCAATTTTTGGTAAAGGCATTATATTCTCCTGGATTATAAATTATCTATTAAGCTGGAATAGTAAAAGGCACGCCGCTTGGTAAGCGGTCTGTAGGTGCTCGAACTGTGGATGTAGAATTAGTATTCGTAGGTGCTGTGTCAGGCGGCGCGCCTAACGTGCTCGGCGGTTTATTTCCTCCTCCTATGATCAAAGGTTGCAACGACTGATCAGAAGGAAGAGAATCTAAAATAGAAGCTATATTTGTTTCTGAAAGTGGCAGATCTCCAAAATTTGATATCGCAATTGGCTCATAATTTAGCATTTCAGAAACTGGAATGAAAGAATCATTGTCAAAGTTGCTTTCCTTTGATCGAATTCGAACATCAGTAAATGAGAACGTTACGTTTAACTTCATCAATGAATTCTCTTCACTCCATGAAAGATTCATACTTTGAATACCAGTCGGGAATACGTCATAGATGTTATATTCTAATACTGTATTTTGAGCACGATCGTATACAAAAACGTTTACAGAAGGACAAGCATAAGTGTCCTTATAAGCGACTTCGTAAGGTCTTTTATTATCTCCGACTACGTTGTTCATATTCGCACCGCCAAAAGAATCACGATTCACGATAAGATTCATCCACGATTCGAAGAAATCGATGATAGATGCTTGTTTGTCGACAATAAACTGGAGAGTAAAGTCGCCTACATTGACGCCATAAGCAACGTTTTCTACAGGACCAAAGCCATATCTTCTGACGTTCTGTTCTTGTAGTAAGTTGATCGTAGGAAGAATAGCATTGTCACATCTCATCGTCAAATCAGGAAAAATCTCATTACGAATAGCTTTCAATGGAACCCAGTCCATTGGAGAGAATACTACTAAGAAACTGTGAGTGCTTAATACACCATCATAGCCAACTACTTTCGATCTAAAACTGTTGATATCAAATCTACCAGCAGAAAATCGATTGTTGCTGAATGTTCGATCTTCTGTAGTATTTTGCCCTTCGAATGGATTATTTTTATCGAAATCTGTTGCAGCTCTATCTTTATCTTTAAATGCGGTAGGATTCTTTAAGAAGTCAGGTTCAGCAGCAGTCGACGTGCCTTGTTTTCCAGATCCTGTGCCCTGTTTTCCAGATCCATTTGTTGGAACCGACCCGCGGTTTGATCCTGAAGTGTTGGTTCCTGTTGGTTTTCCTTCATTTCTAACGTCGCGCGCGATACGAGCATTAACAAATGCTTTTCGATTGCGCTCAATTTGTGCATCAGTTTCAGCTCGCTCTTGATTTTCTCCACGGACAGTTCCAGCAAGTCCGCGTGTTTTATCCGCAGCGCGTTGTGATTTTAGAGTAGCTATACCTGCCGGGGATTGTTGCCACACTTCAAAAGCTTCATTGGCAGCTTTACCATATTTTTTTCGTTGTCTATCGGCTTCAGCTTTACGTGCACGATCTTCAGCTGCTTTCTTCTCGATAGCTGCCTTCCTAGCAGCTGCGGCTTTAGCAGCATCAGCAGCTTCCGAAGCTCGAAGTCTTTTCTGAATCTCTGCGTTGGTTGACATTACTTAGTAACTCCTAGCATTCTTTTCGTGTCCATCCAAACTTGATTCTTTCTTGCTTTGACGAAACGTTCTGTTGGTAAGAAGAGCGCGATATCCCATTCCGATGGATAAACGTACATAAATTTTGATTGCACGTGTGAAGTCAAGTAGTGTTTAATGCATGGAGCATACCATCTTAGCTTTGCGGCCTGTGTCATGAGTTCGTAGCTGAGTTTAAGCTTTGTGGACTCGTCGTAACGAGTATTGTTTGCAAAGTCATATAGACCGTCCATCAACTTCGCTCTGAGTTGCAACGGCAAGTAGTGTAAGTTGAGTCCCATAAATCCGCCTTTGACTTTCTTATATGGAAAGATCAGAGGAAATCTATCGTAGTATGGAAGCTCTTCTTTATGTTTCGGATCATAGTAGAACATGTACATCGAGCCGAGCAGAGGCTGAGTAGTCATACGACTTACGTCGCCCTTCATCATCTCACGCTCATTGATACGATTCATTTTACCGGCAGTATCTCTGAACCACTCACGCGCAGAGTTCGTGCGCGCAGGAATCTGTCCTGAACGAACACCTTGTGTGATGATAGTATCAAATACAATTGCCATTAAAACTTAATTCCTAGTTCTTTTTCGGTGAGTATCTCGAACTTCCAAGCGCGGTCGTTGCAGTATATTGCAGCTGCTCTCCACTTGGCTTCGTTGACACCCCATGTCATGACTTCATTAATATAACGCTTATTAGGCTTATTTATCACCACTGGAGGCCGCGTCTGCGCATGAGGTTTTATTTCAACCACTACAGTATCGATCTTGCCTTCTGGTGTTTTCTTCTTGACAATGAAGTCTGGAAAGTATCGATGTACTCGATTGTCGATAGGTGAGCGATACGGAATGACGAGTTCTTCACTCCCCCATTGCACGACGTTAGGATGCGAATCTAAGTACATCATGAACTTTAATTCCCATTGACTACGATATACGATATTGTTCGAATCCCCAAGATACTTCTTTGTATTCTTTGGTCGAAACTTTCCCTGATAAGCCATGAATCTATTTATAAATAAGATTGAAGACTTATAACCTGAGAGAAAACATGGCCTCGAGAGATAACAAACTAGTAAACCTAGACGGTTTTAAGAGAGATGTTGGCGGACTTGCAAACAGACTCGCAAAAAAGATTACGAATAAAATCGAAGATAAACTCGAGAACGCAGTCGAGGATCTCTTTGCTAAGGCTCTGAAAAAGATTGGTCTTTCAGATTCGATTGCTGCTGAACTCTCTGCTCGTTTCGGCGATGCTTTGACTTCTGGCCTCGAAGACAAGTATTTTCAGACATTTACCAGCGAGATGAAGCGTGCTTCATGTGCTGATATTCGTAATAATTTTAATCCTAATACTGGTAATATTATTGGAGCGTCTGCTGCCGCGGAAACATATGTCGATGCTATTCAGCGTGCTTCAAATAAAGTTAGTATAGACGGTCTGCCTACTTTACAGTTTCCTAATCATATCAGTGATCGTTACTATATGGCGTTTAAGTTTAAGCAGTATCAACGCCCTGCGCCAGAAACCAAAGGTACTTTGAAATTCGTTCAAGCTTTTGCTCTTCCTCTCCCAAAAGGAATCAGAGAAAGTTTCGAGATCTCAATCGATCAAGAATCGACGGGCATGGCCGGAGGCGTGGCGGATGCCATACAGAAAGCGCTCGTTCCAGGTGCAAATAAAGCACAAGTTGCAAAAGAAGCTGCAATCGCACTGATCTATAGTAAAGCTGTTCAGGCAACAGGAGATATCGGTAGCACTATTGGTCAGGTTACTGGAGCAGTTCCGAATCCTCACGTTCAAGCACTGTTTAGTGGTGTTCCGCTTCGTCAACATCGATTTGAATGGACTTTCGCGCCGAGAAATCCGAGCGAGAGCCAACAACTTATGGATATTCTGAAGGCCATGAAGGCTTTCTCTCTTCCAGCATTCAGTAGTCTTGGAACTCAAGTTCTAGCTTATCCGTTCCTATGTCAACCAGAAATGATCATTGGAAAAAATAAAGAAAGGATCATGTTTTCGCCGTGCCTTATGCAGTCGGTAGAGATCAACTATTCTCCACAGGGCTTGCCTTCATTTTTTGAAGGAACACATCATCCATCATTTATCGAAGTTTCAATTTCGATGCTTGAAACAGAAATGCAAACAGCAGATCGCTATGGTCGTAAAGGCGGAGACAATATACAACCAATGTGGGACAAGTTAATCGATGGTCTTGAAAAAGGTTCAGGTTTAGATCTAAGAGCTGGAGCAAAAGAGTTCTCAGATTCGGTTATAAAAGGAATACAACCTTCAACTAAAGCCGAAACTCCGGCGAAGACAGGAACATAAAGATGGCGAGATATTTTGATAGATTTCCGGTAGTCGATTACGATGGCAAGATTGTCAAAAATATCTTGGCACGTGTTGACTTTACTGAACAATCTAAAAAAGAGATCTACTCTAACTTCCAGTTTACTCTTGAAGAAGGGTTCGAACGACCAGATCTATTGTCTTATAATTATTACGGCTCTTCGCAGTTTGATTGGATGATATATCTTACGAATAATATCGTCGATCCTTATTATGATTATTATAAATCGACAGAAGATTTTAAAAAATATATCGATAATAAGTACGGGTCGACAGCAAACGCCAGAGTTATTATTAAGTTCTATAGAAATGGTTGGCACACTGACGAAAGACTTATTACTGTTGCACAATTTGAAGCTTTACAGGCAGACGAAACATTAAACTTAAGAAAGTATTGGAAACCTAAATTAACTAATATTGGTGCAATACTTGGATATGAAAGAATCAAAGAAGATTGGGTAGTATCTACTAATAAGATCGTTCTTCTTTCTCTCACTGTATCTCCTTCATCATTTGTTATTGGAGATAGAGTATCACAGACTAGTACAGGAGCATATGCCACTGTTGATTTCATCGATACAGAAAACAAGACTTTGACAGTAAAACATGTATCAGGAACCTTTGTAGCGAATACTACTGAGGGCATTAGTACAGTAACACTTCTAAAGCAAAATATCTCCGATGCAGAAGCTTCATATTGGTATGCAGTAAATGCATATGAAGAGGAACAAGAAGTTAACGAGATGAAGAAAAATGTCACGCTTCTCAAGTCTTCTTATCTTGCGGAAACAGAAAAACAATTCATTCAACAGCTAAGTACATAATATGAACTCGATTAGAGACGGACAATTTAAACTCAACGAATTTATAATGATCGATGCTACAGCTAAAACAGCAGACTGTGGCAAAGCTCTTCAATTGACTCCTGTTTGCGTAAAAGCAAACATCTACGAATCTGTTTTGAGCCCGACCGTGCGAGCAGATTTTGAGTTCTATGATTCAAAAGGAATGTTTGATAATTTTCTTTTTAAAAATAAAAAAATCATTATCGAGTTTACGACCAACGAATCTAATTCAAAGTCTGCTATTCGTTATGAATTTTATGTTCAAAATGACGATCCGGTTGTTCCTACAACAGATGATAAAGGCGTAGCATATAAACTCAGTTGTACGACATATGAAGTATGGAAATCTCGTAATTTACGTGACGCACCTCTTTCGAAAAAGAAGATAGAGTGTGAAAAAATGGTGAAAGCGTATCTTAACGTTCTTGGTTCGAATAAAAACTTGTTCGCAGAAAAGACTCGTGGGCTGCATGCATTTAATCTTACTCTTAAAACACCGTTGCAATGTATCGATGAGATTCGCGTCGAATATGCTATGTCTCAAGAATTTAAAGGTCATGCGTTTTATTTCTTTGAGAATAAGTATGGATTCGTCTTCAAGAGTATGGAGATGATGATTAGAGAAGGCAAAGAGAATATTGGTGACAAATGTTTCATGCAATCTACATTAACAAACCTTGATTTTGAAGGTGCAAAATGGAGAAACATCTTAGCATTTAAATCTATTCAAAACGGCAACCAAGGCATCGCAAAAGTTGTTGTACAAGAAAGAAACACAGTTACTGGTGAAATTACTACGTATAGTGTAGATCCAAAAAAATTAGAGTTTGAAACTTTAAATGAAAAGTCTATATCTTCTACTCTAAAAAGACAAAATCAGTTAGAAGAAAATGCAAGTTTATTAGTAAAAATAGATCGTGATCCGACCACAGAAAATGCAGAAAGAGCCGAAAAGAAAAATCACGTTCCCATTTACATGGCGCATTTCTTAACGACTATCGCGCAGATAACTATTTATGGAGATAGCACAATTACCGTCGGCGATGTTATTCACTGTCAACTTCCAGAATATAATGCTCGTACTCAAGGTGATAAAAATCCAATAAGAGAAGATAGTGCTATGACTTCAGGTAATTACATGGTAACTAAGTGCCGACATGTTTTAACTTTTAATGAGAAAGCAGAATATATGCAAGGCCTTGAGATCGTAAAAGACGGCATTGGCGGTACTCCGCGTGTGCACAAATAATAGAGGATGATAAAATGCAAGCACCGTATTTTTTTGAAGGCATAGTAGCAGAAGATCCAACATCAGAACTCGGGCTTGGAGCTGACGAACCTCAAATCGGAAGAGTATTAGTAAGAGAAATTTTAGGTCACTCGAACCAAGTTTCATCAGACGATTTATTACCGGCTCGCATCATCATGCCTCCAACAAGTGCTGGGACAGCAGGTATAGGATTAAGTCCGACTGGACTGCTTAAAGGCACGCGCGTGATGTGTATGAAATTCCCTGACGAGAATGCATCATATGTAATAGGTGTATTAAATTATGCAGCTGAAGGCAATCACAGTGTATCTTCATATGCTCGTGGTCAAGGTGAACCAGAAGAAAAAACTCAGAATCGAATTAAAACTGATGATGGTTTCTACGTTGAACCAGAATCGAAGTATAAGGCGAGATATCCTTATAATAATACCATGACTACTCGCAGCGGTCACTTAGTAGAGTTCGATGATACTCCTGGATCAGAACGTGTACAGGTTTATCATAAATCTGGATCTTATCTTGAGATTTTACCAGATGGAACCATCGTGACAAAGTCAGTAAAAGATCATATTCAATTAGCCTCAGGCAACATGACAATTTTTAATGTCGGCGATGAGAAGGGAGATAAGAATATTGAGATCACATGTAATCAAGGTAAGATTACTATTACTGCGCAGTCAGATGTCGATATCTATGCAAATGAAGGCAACGTAGGAATCTATGCAAATAATGGCAGCGTGCAAGTTGTATCACAATCAGGCGCGGTGGATATTAAAGCTGCAATTGTTGGAATCAATGCATGAGACCGATAGTCTATGTTCCTGAAGTTCCTAACTTGGAATGTGGTCCTAACGGGCAAATATCTTTCCGTCAAATGGAAGACTATTTCGTAGGCATTGCAAAGATCATTAGCCAACTGAAGTTACAAGCAAAGTTTATTCAAGACGAGTGCGGTAAAGAACTCATTGAAGCTATTCGAGACATGGAAAAGCTAGTCGATGATATTACTGGCATTCTGATGACTGACGTCTTTAAGAAGATCAAGTCAAAAGAACAAGAGATGAAGTATAAGGTCCGCGAGTTCCTAAAAGAGATCGACGTATGGTTTCAGAAGAAGATCGTCGAAGCCCTGCTCAAGATTGTTGATATTCTTGGTATTCCTGATGTATTGCAAACGCCAATTCCATTCGTCACAGCTGTCACCCTATTAGACGAAGCCGGTAATCCTGTTCGTTATCAGCCAGTAATCAAGGATTTGTTTACGAAAGAAGGTAAAGTCAAGATCAAAGCTGCAATTGCCGAAGACATTGAATCGGTTCGAAAGTTTTTTGGTGATGGCAAATACGACGGAACACTTGGAATTAAAAGCCCTGAGCATGAAGCCGAAGAATTTTGGCAGAAAGCTTTGGCGTGGATGAAAGAACTACTGAGCGATTTCATTGCCGCCTGCATCAATGCAATGATCAAGTTGCTTACTAAGATTCCTATTATTGGTCCAATCATTGAAAGGATTGGAGTATTCATCGATCCTACGAAGCCTATTAAAGCGCAATTAAAACTGAAGTATGAAGATTTTAAGAAACGTATTAAGAAGGCCAAAGAAGACGTCTTGTCGGGCAAAGCGGCAGAAGATCTCGGAGAGAAGTTACTCCAAGAACTGATAGACTTTGTCTTGAACTTACCGATCCCGCTCTTCGGAACTTTAGGTAATTTAATTGGTTTCGATAACGAAGAACGTAAGAAGAAAGAAACGATTCACTCGAAAGAAGAATTGTGGCATCGAATTGAAGATGCGTTCGAAGATGCCATGGAAAAGATTAAGAAGTTCTTTCAGACAGATTTCATTGCCAAGATACATGATATCATACTCAAAGCTCCTGGTTGGATTCTACAGCAGTTTCCAATCGTCGACAAGATTATTAAAGCGATTAAGTTGATCATCGACATCTGTCGTGGCAAAGTATCGATCTGTATGGTTTTAAATATCATTTTAAAACCGATATTTGGTATTCCAGATGCGATCTTAAAATTCATTCCGAATTGCATCGAGATACGTAGAACGAAGTACGGACTAGAACCGAATCCAGACAACCTGCCAAAGTGGGCTCAGCCTGCTTCTGCAACTGTGTGAGGTGGATTAGGCTAACATGTTAGATCAATATTCAGTATCAGAAAATGGATATTTCTTTTCAGATGTTAGCGAACCGACAGTTCCAACAGTTTCTTATGGGGATCTAAGCCCACCAATCGCAATACGATTTACTGTGCCAGAACCTGGAGTCACCACGGTTGAAATTGACGATTGGTATATGCCGACTTTCGTACGATGCGAACAGAATTGCGTCGATGATCTATTATTATGTGCAGTTTATGTATTTGCAACAGATCATGATGTTGTTGTTGATGATTGGTATCCTTTCAGACACGAAGTCAACGATACGTTTGAGGTCGGAACAGTTGTTTCGTACGAAGATTGTGATATGATTTTGACTGATTTTGTGTATGATGGCAGCAACAAACTTCTTTCTTACATTGAAACGAATAAATCTACATTTGTAATGATACGATATGATTTTACTCGTTCGGCTGGTCCAGGATTAGATGCGATTGGTAGCAACGAAGATTATCAAAACTTTGCCTTTACTGGCCAGGTTGGGCTTCTCTCTGACGATGTTGCAAATGTCGACATCGAAAACTATGAGATATTAGAAACCATCATATAATCATTATAAATAAGATAAAGCAGTAGGGTAATATGACAGACAGAATAGATGCACTGACAACAAGGAAAACAACACAGCGTGATCCTGTGTTCACTGACTTCTATAACAATTTTAATATTCATCCTCAGAACAAGAGACTTGCTCTCTATACCGATGAGCAAGCTGTCAGAAGATCGATGCGGAATATTTTATCGACCAATACAAAAGAACGTTTGTTTAATCCAGAATTTGGTGGTGGACTTCGTAGATTCTTATTTGAAGATATTTCTGTCATGACAGCCGACTTAATGAAAGACGCTATCAAAGAGTCTATCGGTAAATATGAGCCAAGAGCGAGAGTAGTAGATGTGTTAGTAGTGTCGAATGAATTCGCCCATTCTTACGACATATCAGTCTATTACGAGATCATAAATAATGCTAATCCGCAGACACTTCAACTCACCCTTTATAGAGTAAGATAATGGCAGCAAATTCCAGTATAGTCCTTACACAGCTAGATTTCGATTCCTATAAAGATTCGCTCAAGACCTTCTTACGGTCTCAAGATCGATTCAAGGACTATGACTTCGACGGAAGCAACCTTTCAGTGCTTCTTGACGTGTTGTCTTACAACACATATCAGAACGCGTTCTACCTGAACATGATCAGCAACGAGATGTTTCTTGATTCTGCTAAGTTGCGCGATAGCGTAATTTCGCATGCCAAAGAATTAAACTATCTTCCGAGATCCTTTCGATCTTCATCAGCTGTGATTCAACTCGTCATCACTTCTGCAGATGCATCAAAGCGCTCGATTGTTATTCCAAAGGGTACATCGTTTTCTTCACGCGTCGATGACTTCACTTATAACTTTAGTACTACTGAAAATTATGTGATTACGAACAGAACTCCGTCGGGATCAAACTTCGTATATGAAAGCGAAGCGATTCGAGTATACGAAGGCAATTATCTTAGCGATACTTACAATGTGAACTATAATAGTCCGCTAATATACAAGATCAGTAATAAAAGAGTTGATCTTGAAAGTTTATTAGTTACAGTTTTTGAAGATAACGGCACAACAACTCACACTTACACTCGCGCAACATCTCTTTTTGGCCACGATCTTAACTCAAAAGTATTTTTCTTGCAGCCAGGAATTGGAGATGCATATGAAGTTGTCTTTGGAGACGGCGTTGTAGGTCGTAAACCAAAAAACAATTCGGTAGTAGTTATCGAATATCGTGTTTGCAATGGTGAACTTCCTAACGGAGCATTCAGGTTTATTAATACTGCCCGTATCGATGACGAATCGAATGTAGTTATTGAAACTATTACTGCTGCTACAGACGGTGCTGTTGCAGAAGATCTCAACTCGATTAAGTATAATGCTCCTCGTGCATTCACTACACAAGAACGTGCAGTGACTTCAGAAGATTATGAGAACTTACTCAAAGCAAACTTTCCTGAAATTAACGCAGTCGTTGCATATGGCGGAGAAGATGCTAATCCTCCTCAATACGGCAGAATCTTCTTGTCGATTGATCTCGATGAAGTTGATGGTCTTCCAAAGATTAAAGAAGCAGAATATAAGAAATTCTTGAGGTCAAGATCTTCTGTTGCTATCGAACCGCTCTTTGTTTCTCCTGATTACACATATCTGTATGTCAATACAAATATCAAATACAATATCAACCTGACAGGTTTGAATCCAGAAGATATTCGCACGAACGTTATCGATTCTATTCTGACACACGCTTCTGTCAATCTCAATAACTTTGGTCGCACTCTTCGCTACTCAAGATTTATTCGTGATGTCGATGCTGCAGAAAATAGTATCATTAGTAACGAAACTCAGGTTGAACTCGTCAAGTATCTGACACCTGTTTTGAGTACGACGGTGACTTCTACTCCTACATCAACTTCTGGTTCGCTTGTATCATTGGCGACTTCAGGTGTAGTATCATCTGGTCAGAATGTAACGATTGATTTTAAAAATCCGCTGAAGAACGATGTTCCAGGTAAAGGTGCAGAGCACTTAATAGGTGATATTCATGTCGTAAGTTCTTCGACATTCACTTATAACGGATTGCCAAATTGTCGCCTTGAAGATAACGGTGATGGTATTATGCGTATCATCAATACTTCTGGAACACAGCATAGAACCATTCTTGATATCGGCACTGTTGACTATGATACTGGTATCGTCAGAATCAACAACTTTAATATTACTAATTACACTGGCACTTCTTTGAAAATCTATGCCAAGCCGCGTACTCTTGACATCACTTCTTCTCAGAACGTGATACTCAATATTCTTGAAAATGACGTCGACGTCACAATTGAACAGATCAGAGAATAATGAAGAATATAGAAAAAAGAATATCTCCGTTAATTCAGAGTCAATTCCCTTCTTTTTACCAAGAAGAGGGTGAGAACTTCATTGCGTTCACTCGAGCTTATTATGAGTGGCTAGAATCGACTAATAATCCTTTGTATCATACTCGTCGACTACCGAGTTACAGAGATATTGACGAAACTACTGACGACTTCATCGTTCACTTCAAAGAAAAGTATCTGAAGAACATTCAGTTCGACACTGCCACGAACAAAAAGCTTCTTGTCAAGAACTCACTCGATCTGTATCGCGCAAAGGGTACAGAACGTTCGATCGATCTTTTCTTTAAGCTTGTATATGGTACGGCTGCTGAAGTACAATATCCTGCAGAAAAGATCTTTCGTCTTTCAGATGGTGTGTACGAGAAACCAGAATATCTTGAAATCGGATACTCAATCTATAATATCGACTATGTCGGCAAGCAAGTTGTGGGCCAGCTTTCAGGCGCCAAAGCTTTCGTTGAGAAGTATATTCGTAGAAGAGTTGGTAAAGGCTTCGTTAACCTACTTTATATTTCTGGAAGACAGGGCGAATTTCGTAACGGCGAAGTCATCGGTCTAAATATCAATAATGAACCCGTATTCGATATTACCAAAAGATCGAAACTCGTAGGATCCGTAAAAAGAGTTACAGTTCAAACTCGTGGTCGAGACTTTACTGTCGGAGACATCGTAAGATTTACGAACAGCGATCGCGGTCTCGGCGGTTTAGCACGAGTAGAATCTACGAATTCGGCAGCTGGCCTCGTAGATTTCATTTTTATAGACGGCGGATATGGATACACACTTAATGCCGAATCGATCGTCTCTGAGAAAGTATTAAACCTCAATGAAGTGACGGCAGATTTTACGGCGGAAAACTACTATCGTCTATTCGAACGCGGTGTTCAACCTGTAGTCAATATCGGATACAGTGCGGCCACATCAAACGTTTCTGTAGGAAATACTGTATATCGTTATGCTGCGAATGGCATGCTTGCTGCACAAGGAAGAGTACTCGAAGTTGCACCTTCTTCGAATACAAATGGTTTTATCTCGGTATCACACACTTCAGGCGTATTCGTTCCATCTGCTATCTATTATACTGGAACGAATAACACAGGAACAAGCTTCACAGCAAGTACACTGACAGACAAGTCAATGTCTGGTAAGTTCATGAACATACCGACAGATTATGCTGTTATTATTACTTCACCTTCAGCAACATTCAGTGTAGGTGATGTCGTACAGCAACAGAATGCAGGATATATTACTGCTTCTGGTACAGCGGCAAATGTGATCCAGCTAGAAGGCGAAGTTCAACTTACTCTTACCAATGCTCGCGGCGCTTTCAAGAACAGTAAGCGCATGGCGGATTGGGATTACAAAGTTGGAACAGGCACAATCACTACATCTACTACAAGCAATGTAGTCACTGGAACATCTACTGCGTTTAATAACAACTACATCAACTCTACGCTTTATGTCACAGGCAACGTGGCGGTTGGTAACGTAATCAGTGTAACCAATTCAACTTCTTTGATACTTTCTGCAAATGCATCTGCAAATGCTGTCGGAAATGCTCATAACTACGGTTTAACATATAAGCTTATCAATCAAACCAACAATCAAATCTTTGCGAACGTCAGTTACGTCAATCTGAATGCTGGTTTATATGACATCAAGAAGCAAGTTCATGTCATTGCGTTTGATGAGTGCTCTTCGAATAACGTTACCTTTGCGAATAACATCTACATCTACAATAGCGCGAATGCGATTGTTGCTGAAGGTACTGTAATCACTGCTAACTATGCTTCTGGATCAAACAGCGGAACGTTAACATTCCTTTCTCGTAAAGGATACTGGAACGAAACAGATACGGTATACACCGCTGCAAACGCAGATAACTTTAAGATTACATCTTATTCGCTCGACATTACCGGTGGCGACTATGTTCGTTCATTCCCTTCGAAGATCGTTGCTCCGCTTTCAAATACCACCGCAAATATATCATCGATTAGTTTTGGAACAGGCGCTGGTTTCGGTGTAGGTACGATCGGCGAAACAGAAGTCATCTTCATCGGTACGGATCTTATTGCTGCCAACAGCCAAGATACACTCGACTATAGTCGTCTTCAACTCTCTGTGACAGCGAATACTGGGTTCGATGAAGGTCAAAGAGTATATCAACAGATCCGCAAGGTTTCATTTAATCCTTCGACTGCTGCAAATGCAACGACAGGGTTTATTACTATTACAAATGCTAATACTTACTATATTGCAGGCGATCGAGTTACTTATGAAGTAGCAACAGGTAATACAGTAATCAGTGGACTCGAAAGCGGTAAACCTTATTACGTCGCATTCTCAAATACCACTGGACTCATTCTTTCGAGTCCTGCGAACAAGTATATTCATATCAATAGCACGAGTTTTCCCGGAGAAAGCTTTGCTAATACATCGTTCAATATTCCGGCATTTGCTGCAACTCGAGCGAACGAGTCTGGTCACTTCTTATACAAGACTGCACATGCAACATTATATGATGTGACTGGAACGAATCTTCTTATCAAAGATCCTATTCGCGACTTTGGTTTCACAAACACGACTTCTACACCATCAAATAGCAATATCATTGTCTATGGTAATAATCTTGTGAATACTGCAATTACAGCGGTGACAGAATTATCGACGATTGCACAGGCGAATCAAGTGTTTGCTTCAGAGTTTATCTCTTCAGACGCATTCGGATTTCCAAAGAATCCACAAGGCAACTTACTCGATAATCTGTATGCATGTCTGACATTTGGTAGATTTGAAATCGGTATTATTGGATCACTCAATCAGATCAATCCAGGTGAAGACTATAACGTCGATCCATTTGTTCTTGCGCATCAGCCATATATTT